GGAAGCTGCTCGATGCGAAGCGGCTCCGCTTCCCAGTTCACGACTGGGGGCTGTTCCGTCAGCGCCCCCGACCCGTCCGCGTCCTCGGTTGGTGTGAGCGGGGTCGCTAACTCGGGGTCCACCTCGAGGAACCCCATCTTGCAGGCTGCCGCGCGCTGCAGAATGAGCAACGCCTCCTGTGCGCCACCGAGCTGCTGCAACTGCAGCATCGCGGGCGCCATCGCGGTAATCCCGCGCGTCTGGCCCGCGCCTAACGGGGTATAGCGGTGGATTACGCGCTCGGCCGGGATACGATCCCGCACCCGCACGGCGTTGCCGTACCAGTCGCCCGGATGACGCGTGAGAATGTAGTACGCCAGCGGACGGCCCCACCCATCGACCTCGACCCCCATCCGCACTTCGTTACGGTTATCGCCCGGCGGGACGTTGTACTCATCGTCGACCTGGTCCGGGTCCATGAGTTGCACGGCGAACCCGTATTTGTTCGGGAAGCCGGGGTGCATAACGAGGAAGCCGTCACCGTCGGTCTTCCACATCTCCACGAGCGCGGCCAACACCTCGGTCCAGCACATCCGACCGTCGACGGTGCAGTGTTCGCGCTGGCACCAATCCCACCACGCCCACTCGATCGCGTCGGACGCGGTCTCGTTGATCCCATTCCGCGTGTTCTCAATGCGGCACTGTAGGGCAATCCCGTGCGGGCCGATGATATTCTCGGACTGCAGCTGCACGTACCGCGCGGCCAACGGGTTATCCTTCCGGAGTTGCCGCGCCCGGGCGCGCATCACGCGGCCATGCGAGCGGACTTCGGCGTCGATCGAGGTCGGCTGCGTGACCCAATCGGCTGTCAGCCGGGAGATCTGGGCACCCGTCCACGACCGGCGGACCACGGCGCGCTTCGGAACCTTGACTGGCTCCGGCCGACGTAGCCCGAGCCACCCCAACACCCGCGCGAACACGTTAGGCACGGCGGAACCCGATCTCCACGGGCGGCAAGCGCCCGCCGTTCCGCTCCATCAGCACTTTCGTCTCGTAGATGTTGAGCCACTTCTCGCGTTCGAGCTTCGACATCTTCACGATCTGGCGACCATGGATCTGGTATTGCTCGACGTCGGAGAGTGTCCCGTTGCCGTAGATCAGCGTCCGGAGCGCATCGCGCATCTTCTCGTTGAACGAGCGCGCGTCGGTGTTGTCGGTAACCGCCGCATCGGCGGTGATCTCCAGCGTACCTTCGGAGACCTTGTAAACCTCGGTCGCCTTGCTCGCGCGGATGACCCAGTGATAAATGCCAGCGGTGAGGAGCGCCGAATCGGTGGCGCTCAGGGTGAACGTGTACTCACTGCCACTGCCTGAACCCATGATCGTCTTGGACGTCTTGCCCGTCAGGTGGAGCTTGTAGGTCCACGACTCCGACACCGGGAACTGCTGGTGTTGCGTGATCTTGAACGACAGGGTCGTCCCAGCCGCGAATCGCGTAGGGACCCCCGTGGGGATCGTGTAGGCCACTGATTACGTCAGCGACATTCCCACGGGCGCACGCGGCGACCGATCCGGGCAGCGGCCGCGCGTCCCTGGTAAATCCGGTATTGCCGATGCTGCTCGGCGGGATTCGGCGCGCTCACGATGCAATGCTGGAACCCGATCAGACGGGCCAGCACATCAGAAGGCGTGACGAAGCCGGGGCCACCTACAAGAAAGCCCCGCCGATCATGGGCGAGGCTTGGCATCCGACCGAAACGCAGAGACAGTGCGGGAACCTATGTCAAGTGTCGGGTTGAAATGTTGGGGCCGTTGCTGCGTTTACGCTATCAGCACGTGCTTAAGCACCTGCTTAGTTGCTTGTGGAACGTTAGGCGGCGAGTAGCAGTTTCGCATTCAGCTTGATCCGGCGCATGGCAGGCAGACTATGCTCCGCGGCATCCAGGAGCCGCGAAATCGCGTAGATGTGGGCGCGCACCGTCTTCACCCGCACGCTCATCCGGACGGCAATCTGGGGGCAGGAGAGCCCCTCGGAAAGCAGAATCACGACTTGCCGCTGTCTCGGGGTCAGTCGCTTCACGGTCACCATCGCTTGTGTCGGTTGAGCCAGTTGTTGGATTGCGGCTTGCGCGCGCCTGGCAATGGCTTCGTCGGCCCCGGCGGATTGCGTTTCGCCGCCTCTTTGTGCTCGTGGATTGCGACAACCTGCTGCGCGAGCGCGCCCAGCTGCTGCTCCGCATAGCCGGACAGGTTCGCCGCCGCCAGCGCCATCACCTCGCAGTCGAGCACCTCGTTGCGGCGATGGTCTGGGCACACGAACACGCGCGCCCACCGTCGGTTCACGTACTTTCGCTCGGCCTTCTCGACCGTGAGCTGGTCGAAGTAGTCGCGGTCAGCGGACTCGTTGAAGTGATACTTGCCCGCCGCCGGCGCCTCGACATGCTCACCCTGAATCTTGAGTCGGTCGTAGATGATTCCCTTGGCGGTGTTCGTGCCGAGCAGAAAAATCGGGCAGCGGTACTTGTTATTGCGTGACGGGCGCTTCGGCAGGAACGGGGTTGCCGGATCACTGGCCCCCTTCGTCGCAAACACCCGACGCCCGAACCGCGGTGCCGCGTACTGGAGCACACGGTGGTAGTTGTCGCCGCAGTCGATGCACGCCGTGTGGATCCGCACGGCGGCCCCGGATTCGTGCGGCCACGCCGTCAGCAAATACGCGTCCAGCAACCGCCATACCTCGTCCGCCGTAGGATCGCCGACGATGATCTTCCGCTCCATGAGCCAGGACTCCCACCGCACGCCCCACGCACGGACCACGATCTCGAGCCGATCGTGCTGGACGTCGATGCCGGCGGTAAGGAGACCCGCCGCAAGCGGCACCAGCGTGTACGCCTCGCGACGGTTGGCCCACATGTGCTCCGGATCCAAGCCGCCGCCGCGATCCTCATACGACTCACCTAACGCGGTGTTGACGAAGACCTGCCTCTTTTCCGCATCATCCTGCGCCGCGATCCACTCCTCAGCGAGCTCGGACCAGCGCACCCAGGGCGAATAGAGCGCGTTGAGGTGGAACCCGACTGTGGTGTGTCCGGGATTTGTCGCGATCCACCGACCGCGCTGGACCATCCCAAACTTCTCGCTCTCGGGAATGAGCACGGCGCACCCCGCGCACATGTACGCCGCCGTGGCCGGCTGCCCCTCGTCCCACTGCAGGTTCCGCCACTCGAACGGCTGCTCGTGCTGGCAGAACGGGCACGGCACGAAGTAGCGCCGCTGGTCCGACCGCTCGTGCTCTTTCTCGATTCGCGAGAGCCCTTTGATCGTCGGCGTCGAATTCAGGTACACCTTCCGGCGGTGCTGAAACGTCGTCGCGCGCCGCTCGGCCAGTTTCACCTGGTCGCCTTCCGTAACGGATTTCGTCCGCGCCGCTTGCGGATACCCGTCGACCTCCTCGAGCACGATGATGCGCGCCGTGCGCCGGCGGAACCCACTCGGGCTGTTGGCACCGACGAGATACAGACCGCCACCCGCGAACACCTTGGCCTGAATCGTGTTCTTGGAGTCCTTCGCCCGCGCCGCGCTCACCTTCTTGGCCAGCGGCGGCGTTTCCTCGATCATCGGCGCGAGCTGCTCCTTTGAGAAGTCTTTCGCGTCGTCCACCGTCGGCTGCACGATCAGGATCGGCGATGGGTCGTGGTCGATGAAATATCCGACGACGTTCAAGCCCGCTTCCGTCCCACCGATGCGCGCGCACTTCTTGAACACCACGCGGTTCACCGCCGGATCGTTGAAGACGTCCATGATCTCGCGCAGATACGGCGTCTTGTCCGTCACCCACTGACCCGGATCGGCCGAATACGATCCAACCATCTGGTTGGCATCGGCCCATTGCGAGACGGTCAGTGCTGGTGGTGGCGGGAATCCCTCCGCTTCCGCGGTGCGGAAATGCTCCAGCAGGCGGTTATACTCCCGCCTGAATTCAACGTCAGAAAGGGCCGCCGCCGTCATCCTTTGCCAGTTTGGTGAGGATTTCACGCACCGCTTCCTCCCAGACTGCCTGGGACTCCACGAGTGTCTTGAGCCCAA